TTTAACTTCTGCTGCAATGCGATCTGCTTCTTCTTGGGCTTCTATTTCTGCTTGTATTCTTGCTGCCTCAATCTCCGCTTCTATACGATCAGCTTCAGCTTTTGCTTCTATTTCTGCTTGTATTCTTGCTGCTTCTTGAGCTGCTACAAGTGCTGCAATTCTTTCTGCTTCGGCTTGTGCAGCTGCAGTTTGTCGTGCAATCAATGCTTCTGTTTCAGCCTGTATTCTTGCTGCTTCTGCTTGTTGTGCAAGTGCTTGTGCTGCAGTTACTGCTGCTATTGCTGCTTCAGCCTCTGCTATTGCTGTTTGCTCTGCTTCAATCTCTGCATCAGTCTTGCCTACTTTTAATGTAACGGTATTAGAGTTTGCAGAGTATAAAGCTAATGTGTCATTATCTGATCTAATATGAAAAGACCATGTTGTTCCTCTTGGCATTAAGCTATCAAGCAATGAATAATCAATTGTTATTGCTGTATTAAGAGCGTTGGCATCTCCTACATTTCCTGTTGCAATACCCCAGCCGTTTTGCCCTTCAGTAGTAAAGCTTATGGCATATCTTTCTGGCTGTCTAGTTCCATCTGTTGGGGCACTCCAGCTTAAAGTTAATGCTGTTCCACTATCTATAACGCTTAGATTAGTTGGTGCTCCAATTGACAATACTTCTGGTGGTGCTGGTGGGGTTGATGAAAATGCAGAAGCTGGAATAATTTCCATTTGGCCAGACTGATCCCAGTATAGATTTACAGCAGCTCCACCACCATTCTCGTAGTACATTAATTCTATGGTTTTAGGAACTCCTGCTGTAAAAGATATTGGAGAGCTTGTAGTTCCTCCACCACCTTTGTCATACCAATCATCTGCTATTAATACACCATCAATATATATTTTAGTTCCATCATCTGCTGTTGCTAAAAAAGATATTGCTTGTGTTGTATTGCTAAAAATTGATCCTGTAAATCTTACGATTACATCTTCTGATGGCCCCCCAAGAATAGGGCCACTACCCCATTGAAAGTTAACATTTGGAACATTTGTTGTAATTACTGGCTGAGCTCCTTGTGGAATACTTGGAGCATTGTTTTGGCCCCTAACGTTGTATATCTCAGCAGTTAAACCCTCTGATGCGTGTGCATGCTCAATTGAGGCTGGTATAAGCCATAAAGCCACTAATAGTCCCACCAAACTAGTCTTTAGTAGGAAAGATTTAATGTTGGGTCACACCCTTTCCAAGATGTTTGATAACCTTATTATATCATTTTATACAACAAAAAAGGGAGCCAAGTTAATGACTCCCCTAGTTGTTGGATTAAGTTACTTCTTTAGTGCAACTTTAGCCTTTGGATTCTTAGCATTCCACTTCTTAGCAAGAGCATTGTACTCTGCCTTGTAAGCAGCTGCTGCGAGATCCGCTGTTGCCTTTGCAGTTGCTGCATCTGTTGCTGCCTTTGCAAGTTCAGACTTTGCTGTTGCAAGTGCTGCAGAAGTTGATGCAAGTTCTGCCTTTGCTGCTGCAAGTTGTGCCTGAAGCGATGCAAGTGCATCTGCAGGGTTTGTAACTGATGCAAACTTTGTAACATTCTTAACTGCTGCTGGGAAACCAGCGATATCTGTTGCTGTAATTGCTACAGAAAGTGCTGCTGTTCCTGCTACTGCAGGTGCTGAAAGATCAAAAGCAAATGTACCTGTTGCTGTATCAGAAACTGATACTGCACCAACTGTAGCATTGATTGCTGATACTGTTGGAACAGTTGTTACAACTGGATTTCCAAAAATATCTGTTGTCTTTGCGTATACCTTTGATACAGTTGAGATTGATGCTGTATCTGCTCCAACCACTGAAAGGTTGTATGCTGGACCAGCAGAACCCTTAACGTAGTAAGTTGTTGTGTTTCCACGAACTGTCACTACTACTGTACCTGCTGTTGTTGTCTTTGTAAACACATAGAAGTCAGCAGTTGTGCCTGTTCCTGTATTAATTGAAAGTGCTGATGTTCCTGCTGATGCAGTAACTGGTGCTGTACTTGTTGCAAGTGCAGGCACGATTGATGCGTTGTTTGCTGTTGCTGTAACTACAGTTCCTGTTTCAAGATTAGTAATTGCAATTCTTAGTACATCTGCTGAATCAACTGAGTTGTCTGCAGGTACTGGAAGAATTGTTGGGTTTGATACGACAGTACCTGTTGATACTGAAGACCCTCCAACTGTAAGAGCAATTGAGTTTGCTGATGCAGGAAGGATAGACAAAACTGTGCCTGTCAGGGCTGCAGCGATGACAACGGCGGTTTTCTTAAATGAATTCACTTATTTCTCCTTGTTATAATAGATTTAATCCGTCAAGGTAATTCTTGACTTCATCGGGCATGTTTTCCCTTGTATGTAATTCTACCATACTCTTTTTCTTCTCTGCAAGTTGAGCTGCAGAAGAGGACCAAGTATGGACTTCAATAACTGTATTAGTAGTCTTTGGTGTATGAGATATAGCACCAAATACAGCACCAGATACAGCATCTGCCAAGTCTTTAGATTTTTTTCTAGGGTGATCAACACGATTACCCTTCATAATCTTTAACTCAGACATTTCTTCTAGCAATATTGGAATCATAGGAATTGCTACACGCTCTTCGTATACCATCATTGCTAAATCTTCATAGTGTTTTTTTGCAACAGAAACTGTTTCAGTTCTTATTCCGACTGCCTGCAGTTCATTTTGAATATCAAAGGACTGCCATCGGTCAAATGAAACCATCCCAATATTAAATCCTTGCCTACGCAAATTCATAATCCAGTTTTTAACATCTGACAAATTTACAGGACCTTCTGCTCTTGGCTCCCACCATGCTACTGCATCTACTATTACCATTGGGGCAACCTGTTCGTAATCTTTAATTACCTGAATGTTAACCCATTTATCTACGTGAGCAATTGCTACCGCACACTTATCGTGTTTCTGTGCAAGGTCAGCATGTATGTAGTAAGTTTTATCTGGATCTGGCTTAAAGGACTCGTCAAACCTTCTAAACTGATCTAGAGGATTTCTCATGGTCATAACCTTTTCAAGCTTGGTTCTGTCCTTAAAGAATGCGTCAGAAGCATAGGTAGGCATACATGCAAAACGCATCATGGCATCTGCAAGGTCTGTATAAAATGCAATCTTAAAATCGTCTATCTTACGTGTAGGGTTTACATCCCATGTAGGTCGTTTAAATGCTAATACCCTTGGAATTTTATATGAAATAATAGCGTCTTCATCCCATGAAATTTCAAACTTATTTCCTGGATCATCATGTGGCAACTCTTCATTCATTATAAATGTATGCTTTTTTTCAATGGTTTCTTTTTCAGCAATTACTGATTCATATCTTTGAGAAATAAAGTCACCTTGATATCTTGGGAATGAAAGCAAAACCACCTTACCAAGATCAGGAAAACGAGAGTCTACGGTACCACGAAATGCTTTGTAAATATTTTCTGCAGTCTTGCCTTGTTCATTTCCAGTTCCAACCTCTGATGCAAAACCAGAAATCTCATCAAGCACTGCCATAAACAAGTTCAAACCTTCATGTGACTCACGCTCTGAGTGACCAGAGTAAACAGTTACAGATTTATCAAAGTCAATTGAGTCTGCTTTAGCATTAAACTTTCCAGCAAACCAAGGGGATCTTTCAATCTTAGATTTAAAACCTTTAAAGAAAACATTCTTAGCCTGTTGAGCGTTAATAGCAACGTTAATAATATCGATAGCATCTCCTGCTGGTTTGCCATAGTATACTGCTGGGTCTTTTAAACATAGCAACTTGTACACTGTATATGCACAGGCTACTGTTGATACAAAGTCTTTACCGCTACCCTTGCCAAGTTGCAAAATAATCTCATTCTTGGTGTATTTATTAAAGTATGCTTCTCCAGCATCTCCCATAATATCTATAAGATCTTCTTTCCGATAGATCTGGCTCATTGCTTCTACAATTTGATACTGGATATCTGAAAGTTGTGGCTGTCCAAGATAGTCTGGAGACTCAACAAAAGTTTTTGCGTCTACAGGCTTTTCAATAAAATGATTTTCCTTTAATACCTCAAGAAAATCATTGAACATTGTGGACAACTGTAATCACTTCTCCTTCTTTTGCAATAGCCGAAAGGCGTTGCATAATAATATCACGAACTTCAGGATGTTCTGAAGCTATATCTCTAAGTATTCCAACAAGAACCTCTTGCTTACGCTCAATATCAACCATCTCTTCTGCAAGCTCTTTATTTTCTAAAAGTCCAGCCTTTTGTAGCATATCAATACGCTTAGATTCAATATCCATAACCAGCTTAATCGCAGCTGTTTTAGCACTAAGATTATTAGTCAAAGAGGCTTCATCAATAACTTCATAAGATTTTGTAATAAGTTTACTGTAATGTGTATCTGCACCTACAAGTGCTTCTTTTGCCCTTGCACGAATAGCAGCATTATCTGATGCCATAGATTTCCACTCGTTGATTAATGTAACAACACGTGTTCTTGGAATGTCTAGCTCTTTTGATATTACCGTAGGGTCATTGCCTTTAAGGTATTCAGAAACAACTGTATTAACCTGATCTAGATGTTTAATTAAATCTTCTTCAGTTGACATACTTGCCCTCTAATCTATTAATTTCATCTTTAATATAAAAGATTGCCTTCTCAAGATCTTGAATAGTTTTACTCTCATCTTTAAGTCCAGCTCTCCATAAATATTTAAATGCATTGCCAATGTTAAAATTACGGTGACGAGTTATCTGTATGCACTCCACCCCAGAAGGGTCTGTAGTATAGTGAACTGGATGATTAACTTGATCAACCGTAATGTTTAAATTGTCACTCATCTTCACCATCCCACTCAAACGCTTCTGGCAAACCTTTTAGTGCTGTTACTACATAGGTTAATCCTACTGCACCAGCAATACCTAAACCAATAACTACCTTTTGTATTTTATTCATCTTCTCGATTTCCTTAGTCCGAATTTAGCAAGGTAAACATAGATTGTTTCTAAGCTTGCCCCACACTCTTTTGCTATATCTTCTGGAGATTTTTTATCCACAAGATAACGTTTGCGTAACCAAACCTCACTAGTATATAGTTTAGTAGCCATAATATTAATTGTCAACTTCCGTATCAATAACGTCATAATGGTAGGCATTGGAGTCTTCAAGTATCCACTTATCGTAACTCTCAACATCCCATTTGTTTGTGTTAATCAACCTATTTATCAATAGATCCTTCTTAGTAACAAAGGATGGCTCCTTGATTCTTACTCTGTTATTTGGCTGTATTGCAAAATTTCCATCATCTCTTTGGATTACATGTCCACATTTATGTTGCCCTGGATTTTCAGAATATCCATCATCTAGGATATTAGTTTCTGGGCTATGCCAGTCTAATGTAAACAAATATGTTCCTGGTACTTCTTCTTTGTTTCTGTTCATATAGGACATTCTCATATTGCTTAATGCTTGAAACTTTGTAACAGAAACATGAGGACTAAAAGAATTCCACAAAACAAGATTATGGATTGGCTCTTCTGGAACTCCTGGCTTAGTACAGAATGCATTGATTGGCATACGCCACCAAATGCCACCATCTTCCATCATAAAATGAAATAATGGGCTTCTAGCTTTAATGCTTGAAACTCCAAATATTACACATGGAAAATATTGATCATGACTATCTAATTGATCTCTTAAAAAGTTACCACGCACATAGCACTCAATTGGTGGTATATTTGCATTTAACTCTGGCATTATTCCGTTCCTCCAATAGCTTTATTCCAGTTATTTATAGCCCAATAGCCAATGCCACAAGCATCAGCCACATCATTATCATCAACTTTTTTCTTAAGATTAAACTCAACAAAATCTATTGTTCTTTGTTTTCTTAAGTTACGCTCAAAAGATTTATACCAAGACTCTGACTTTCCAGGATTTCTTGCAACTATAATTTCACGTTCATCTTTAGATATTTTTTTATTGCCGATATAGTTTTGCCATGTTATTGGAGAAACTTTACCGACTATATTAATACCACAGATTGCAGCAGAACCTAGAATCGCCCCTTGAACCAATGCAAGATCTGCAGCAGTCTTAGGGCTATTCATAAATACTGTATGCTCAATAACTATAGCATCTGCTTTCATAACTGTTTCAAAGTATGCCTTAGTTTTCTTTCCTGCATCACCAACCTTTTGATATATATCATTTCCCTTAAAGTTAATCTTACCAACTTCTTTTAAATTCCCATCAGCAAATACTGCGTAAGCAAGGCTATTGGTACTGGCATCGATAGCACAAATTCTTTCTGGTCTATTCTTGCTCATACTCAATATACCCCTTTAGCTCTTTAAGCATCTTAGCTACTTGCTTTTCGCTAACATTACAGTTAGCACAAAATCCTGAATCGTTATAAATAGAAAGGGAAGTATTACAACCACCCAAACATCTTCTATTCTTTCCAATTCTTTTTTGTCTACGAGAAACTAAATACCTTTCGGCTATCTTTTCTCTTGTAGACTCTTCTCTACAAATTTCACTACAGTATATCTGATAGCTTACCTTTGGAGAAAAGTAATTGTCGCACCTGTTACACAGTTTCAACTAACTTCTCCATTGATTTTATTTTAATCACTCCTTCTCCAGCATCAGCACAAGCTTGTTGGATTGGACATGTTTTGCAAATCTTTGAGTTTGATCTATAGTTTTTTGTTGGAAGAGTTCTGTCTACCCAAGCTTTACGAACTTCTCTCATCCACTGAAAAGCATTTTCGACCCACTCACGATAGTTATCGTCTACCTCAACAGGAAGAATAAGAAGCTCGTGGTTATTTTTATTTTCATAAATAAGAACACCCTTCTTCTTTCCAAGAATCTTCATATAGATTAGAAGCTGAATCAAATGACCAGTCTTTGGTTTCATTGAGTTCTTACGATACTCAAAACCTTCATTAAGCATAGTCTTAATTTCTCCAACGATTTCTTCGCCTTCCCAATCAAGCATAACGTCACCATATCCAAAGATTGGTGGATCATCATAACGAATCTTAAATTCTGTAGTCTCTTCGTTATTATCATCACGATAAATTTTAACAACTCCAGAGTTCATCATGGCATTTTGAATTCTTGCATGAGATAAGGTTCCAGCAGTCATGTTAGCTGCACCATAGGCATCAGCATTATCTTCAAATGTCTGACCATCAAATGCAAGGTACCAATACCTAGGGCATTCTCCATGGCTATAGGCAATTGTAGAAGGAGCAAATGTCTTCTTCTGAGTATGTTTTGGACCACGATTAATTACGTATCCATGTCTAATCTTTTCAATTAAAGCGTCTGAGTCTAGAAAGGAAGGCTTCTTAGCTGGTCCCTTTATCATAACAGAATGTAGTAAGTTTTTTGTCATTATATTCCTTTGTTTATATAAGTATAGCAGGTTTAACGCATAATATATTTAAGTGCTGATACCAAGCTATTTACTGATTCAGCAGCTGTATAGTAAATATTTTTCTTTGCCCTGTTATTCTTATCAACATTTGCCATCCAGGTAGCTTTTAGTGCTAACTTTGATGCAATAGCCTGAAGTCTAACAATTTCAATACTTGCAACTGGTGCGGGAATATCTGGTTTAATGATTAACTTAGCTATCATAGTTAGTGCAACTGTTAGCTCTTCGTCTTCCATAAATTCAGCTATTTCTACCAAACCATTTACCATCTCTAAAGGGGTTTGGCTATTCTCTTCTGTCATATTATTCTCCTTCTGTTAACTGTTCTAGCAATTCTACTTCTATTACTGCAAGTCTAACCTTTGCATTACCCTCACCTAGTACTATAAAGATAGCTGGATCATTGTGGTTGCGTATAGCATCCGTTACAGCTTTAGCCCAAATATCTTTATTGATTGTTATACCCTTTGGATATTCCTTAAAATCTACTGTAAAGTTTCTCCAAGTAGCATCTCCTTTATGGGTATTGCGACCAGAGTTCTTGTGCTGCTTAGCACTAATCCTCTTAGACTCTCCACGCTCACTCATAGTCTGCTTTTTTCTTTTTTTGTGGCATAAGGCATACCTTGGATAAATGTTTATTGCTACACATCCAGGTTGTATCTCCTGATAGTGGCCAAAATCTCATAGAGGAAACCTCTTCAGAACATTTTTTACAATAAAATGTACCTGACACAATTATAAAGTTTGTTTCAGCCACGTAACTTAACTCTCAGTGATTCTTGTAGGTCTAGATCTTCTTTAACCCGATTAATAAAACCTTCTCTACCCTGAACCTTTGTGCCATCTTCTAGCTGATACCATGCACCAGTTCTATTAACTAGCCCTACTGATTCTGCAGTATCAACAAGATCTCCAATTGAATCAATACCAATATCATCGCCACGGAAATAAAAATCATATTCTCCATTTTGAAATCCAGGGGAAGTCTTGGAGAACTGAAGTTCCCACTTAACTTTTCTTCCAATCTTTTCTTCAATAAGTTTATCTCCTACTTTAATCTTACCCTTGATAGCTTGGCTATCTGATTCTGATGAAAATAGTTTAATAACTGTTGAAGAATAAAACTTGGTAGCTTGACCACCTGTAGGTTGCTGACTTGTGTACATTGCATTAATATTATTACGAGACTGAGAAATCAATACAAACAGTGTAGGCTTAACTTTATTGTTAGCATAGTTAATCATTTTCCATGCGTTGCTAAAGTCACGAGACTCTGCACCAATCTGTTTTGTATTTTCTAGTTGCTTAAGTTCTTCTGAGTCTTTCTCAAAATAAATTGCAGGAAGAAGAGATGTAATTGAGTCAATGACAATCATATCTACACCAGCATTCATTAGGTTAGTTCCAATATCAACCATCTCATTAATCGTTCTACATTGAGAAACAATGAGCTTTGATGTGTCTACTCCCAATGACTCTGCCCACTTTGGATCGTATGACATTTCTGCATCAACCCATGCACAGATCTTTCCTGCCTTCTGTGCCAGACCTATCATCTGAAGGCATAGAGAGGACTTTGCAGACGATTTGGAACCCCATATGAGTACTTGTCTACCATACGGAAGACCACCGTTTAGAGCACGGTTTAAGCCAAAGCTTGGTGTCTCTGCATACTCTGTTGGGGGAATAGAATCTCCTACTAGGATTGTCTTGCGTAGCTTAGGATTTAGCTGAGCTAGTACCTCTTCAATTGTTAATGTCATTAAAATCTTACCCCGTGTTTTTCTGGTCTAGTCTTGTTATAGTCTGCCTTTTGCTTTAAAATATAATCAAGTGATTCTCTAGTAT